CCAGACTTTCGTAGAACTCTCAATGAGTTACAAAGATATTCAAACTTTGGTAAGATTGATAGTGGCATATTAGTTAACACATCAGATGTCGCAATAGCAGATTTGATGGAGCATCTTAAACTTAAAAACTTTAAACTCATGAGACAATGGGTAGCTGATAATATCGACGTAGAACCAGCTTCAATGTTTCGTAAAGTATATGATAACACGAATGAATATGTTGAGCCTGGAAGTATACCTCAATTAGTATTAATCCTAGCAGACTATCAATACAAAAACAGTTTTGTTGCAGATCATGAATTGAATATGGTTGCATGTCTAACTGAAGTTATGGCAGGAGTAAAATTTAAATGAAAAAATATATTCACAATCTACATAATGGAACCTTTGGTCCAGAAGAAGATATCAGTATAACATATCAAATGTGGCCAGTCATGTATGATCTTGAAGTTACAAGATGGAGAGTTGTTCGCTTCGAAGATAACGAAGTAAAATATGAACGCATCTTTGAAAATGAAGATCAAGCAAAAATTTATATAAAAGAAAATGAATCCGTTTGAGTATTTAAAAGCAATCAATGAATCTAAGAAAGATATTATGGTAGATGATATTGCTGAAAAAGAATACAATGCCTTTATTATTAATCGTGGTCTTTCTTATTTTCAAGATACTATTTTATATGCTAACGAAATGAATCGTTTTCATCACCTAGACAATCGTCTTCAGTTTGATTTTTTTATAAATATAATAAGGAAGAAGAAGAGATGGTCCAAATGGATTAAGGCTAATGAAGTCGATAATCTCGAACTCATAAAAGAATATTATGGATATAGTAATGAAAAGGCTAAATCTGCATTATCATTAATGAGTCATGAACAAATTGAACAATTGAAATTGAGGATTTACAAAGGTGGAAAACGATAACATACAGATCACAGATTGGACTCCAAGCAGCATGCTTGAAGTTACACTTAACGAACCAGACGACTTTTTGAAGATACGAGAAACATTAACTCGTATTGGAGTCGCATCACGAAAGGACCAAAAGCTATATCAGTCTTGTCATATACTACATAAGCAAGGCAGATACTTCATCGTCCATTTTAAAGAGCTCTTTTTATTAGACGGAAAGCCATCTAATTTATTAGAAAACGATATACATCGTAGAAATACAATATCAACATTGCTAGCTGATTGGGGACTCATATCAATAGTTAATCCTGACCTAGCAAAAGAGATTGCTCCATTAAGACAAATTAAGGTGATTCCCTTTAAGGAAAAATCTCAATGGGAGCTCTGTCCAAAGTACAATATTGGGAACACACAAAAGACTGAATGACAGGAAAGCAAACAATAAAAGAATTAAAAAACTTAAAACTTATACCAAAAAACAAAATGATAGACGATCAATTAACTCTATTAGGATATCTAGTAATGTTTACAGCTGGTTTACTTATTGGTATATTTACACAAATTATTTAAAAGTAGCAATTAAGCTATTATAAATAAAAGTGGATGCCGAATAATCGGGTCCTAAACTAACCTTGCTATATAGGAGGAAATAAAATGGTAAGAAATACTTTGAACGTACCACGTTCGCTATTCGTTGGATTTGACACATTATTTGAAGACCTGGAAAGGATTCATCAAAGTGCTAGATCTGGAAATGATAACTACCCACCACACAACGTCGTAAAGATCGATGAAGAAAAATTCTTAATCGAACTTGCTGTTGCTGGATTTAAGAAGGACGATATTGATATCGAACTCAAAGACGGAATTCTTAAAATCAAAGGTGAAGTAGAACCAAGTGACCGTGAATATGCTTATAAAGGCATTTCATCTCGCAAATTTGAGAAGAGCTTCCGCCTCTCAGAATTTGTCGTAATAGATGGTGCAGATCTTGAGGATGGAATACTCGTAGTGTATGCTAGAGTTGAACTCCCAGAAGAAAAGCGTCCTAGGAAGATCGAATTAGGGTCTACTGGGTCAAAGAAAAAAGCCTTTCTCAAAGGCTGATGACGGCGAATCTCAGTAGAAAAACTTAAACTTCTACTGGAGAAACATAATGAAATCTATAATCCATATGATTGGAAAATATGATGACGTTAATGAGGCCTTAACTACTTTGATAACTGGATTAACTGCTATTAGTTTAGCACCAATCACAATCATGTTCTCTTTGTAGTTGAGCCACTTGAACTCATGCGGGGCTAAGAAATTAGCCCCCACCTTTTGAAAATAAAGTGAAAAAAACGTTTACAAAACGACTAAACTATGGTATAATATATACATGCTTCAATTCTATACAAACGTTTCTCGATATGGCAATCAAATTCTTTTACGAGGATATGATCATGGTCGAAGAATCGAAAAGAAAATCAAATACGAACCAATCCTTTTTACATCTACAAATCTAAAAACAAATTGGAAAGCTCTTGACGGAACTCCTGTCGGCGTAGCAAATGCTGGTAAGAGATTCGAATCTATGAGAGCAGCCAATGAATATGTAACAGCAAACAAAGGAGTTTCAGGTAAAACAATCTATGGAAATACAAAGTATATTCCTGCTTTTATCAATGACTATTATCCTGGCAATATAGAGTTCAATCGAAGCACAATCAATGTTGCAACAATCGATATTGAGGTTGCATCCGATGATGGATTCCCTGAGCCAGAAAAGGCTGATCATAAAGTTATATCAATCGCAATGAAAAGTAATATTGGAGAAACATATTACGTTTGGGGTCTTGGCGACTATGATGTAGAACAATCGTATATGAAAGAAAATCTCGTAGTATATCGTAAGTTTGATCGTGAAGATGATTTGCTTATTAATTTTATTACTCATTGGTCTTCACAGCAACATAGTCCAGACGTCGTCACTGGTTGGAATACAAGGTTCTTTGATATTCCTTATCTTGTTAATCGTATTAATCGTATGCTTGGCGAAGCTTATGTTAAAAGACTGAGTCCTTGGGGATTGGTTGATCGACAAGATGTAACTAAAATGGGTAGGACTCAAACTGCTTATGAGCTTAAAGGTATATCTCAACTTGATTATCTTGACTTATTTAAAAAGTTTGGTTACTCATATGGTCCACAAGAAACATATAAACTTGACCATATTGCTCATGTCGTCTTAGGCGAAAAGAAACTCTCATACGAAGAGTATTCTAATCTTCACACTCTTTACAAACACAATCATCAAAAGTTTATTGATTATAATATCAAAGATGTTGAGTTAGTAGATCGTATTGAAGACAAGCTTGGCTTGATTACACTATGTATGACAATGGCATATAAAGGTGGCGTTAACTATAATGATACGTTTGGCACAACTTTGATATGGGATACGATCATATATCGTAAACTGTTTGCAAACAATATTGTTGTTCCATTTATCGAAGATAAAACAAAGTCAGCTTATCCTGGTGGGTTTGTAAAAGATCCACATGTTGGAATTCACGATAATGTAGTATCATTTGATCTTAACTCTCTTTATCCATCAATCATTATGCAATACAATATGTCTCCTGAGACAATTGCTAATGGAGAGATTACTCAATTCGATATTGAAGATGTTCTTACAAAAGCCTCACGACCAGATAGTCGTGGTAAAGCTCTTGCGGCGAATGGCCAATATTTCCGCACTGATAAGCCTGGTATTGTTCCATTCATTATTGATGAGATGTATAAAGAACGTGTAGGCATTAAACAAAAAATGATTAATGCTCAAAAAGAATTACAAAAGGTAGATAAAAATGATAAACAAGAAATGTATCGAATCGAAAGAGATATCGCAATTGCAGAGAACAGACAAATGTCGATTAAGATTCTCCTTAATAGCTTGTATGGCGCTATGGGCAATCGCTACTTTCGTTTTTTTGACCAACGAATTGCAGAAGCCATTACCCTCACCGGACAACTTACAATTCGATGGGCCGAATATTCACTTAATGCCTACCTCAATAAAGTGCTCAAAACCAAAACATGGCGAGATTATGTCATTGCAATCGATACAGACTCGTTGTATGTTAGCTTAGACGAGCTTGTACAAAAAGTCCAACCAAATAATCCAATAGACTTTCTTGATAAAGTTTGTCAAGAAGCTCTTGAGCCGGCTCTAGAAGCTGCGTATGCAGATCTTTATAGCATGCTTGGTGGTGTAGATAATCGTATGGTTATGAAACGTGAAGCAATTGCAGACCGTGCATTATGGACAGCAAAGAAAAGATATATCATGAATGTTCATGACAACGAAGGCGTAAGATATGCTGAACCAAAGCTCAAGATTATGGGTATTGAAGCTATTAAGTCTTCTACACCAGCACCATGCCGTAAAGCTCTTAGAGAAATCTTTCATGTGATTATGAAAGAAGACGAAAAATCAGTACAAACAGCAATTGAACAATTTAAAAACTATTTTAAAACACTTGAACCTGATGAAGTTGCATTCCCGCGTGGAGTAACACAAGTTCGTAAGTTTCAAGATAGGAATACTCTTTATAAAAAAGGCACACCCATTCATGTTCGTGGAGCAATACTCTATAATAAGCTTATCGAAGATATGCAGCTTAAAAAGAAATATGAACCAATTAACAATGGCGAAAAGATTAAGTTCTTATATCTTCGCCAACCCAATTCAATTCATGAAAATGTCATAGCATTTCCTGACTATCTGCCAGAAGAGTTTGGCTTAAGAAAATACATTGACCATGAATTACAATTTCAAAAAACTTTCCTTGATCCAATCGAACCTATCCTAGATGCAGTAGGTTGGAATTCAAAAGAAGTTGCAAACCTTGAGGATTTTTTTGGATAAAAACGTTTACATTTACGCAAAAATGTGGTATAATAGACTAATACGGAGAAAAATATGAAATTAGTAAGACTATCCTCAGGAGAGGAAATAGTAGGTAAAGTAGTAGAGACTGCTGATTCAATTACAATCACAGATGGATATTCACTTATTCCAGCTGGAGAAGGTAAAATTGGATTTATGCCATTTATGGCTTATACAAAAGCAAAGGACGGAATAGTTATTCCTAAATCTTTTGTAGTGTTTACTGTCGATCCAGTCGATGAGTTAGTCGATCAGGTAAGACAGATGGATACTGGACTTGTTACACCTAAAAATAAAATCATAACATGAGTAAAAACTGGGTAAAAGATATTCACGACATGCAAACAAAGTATGGTACTCGTGCTTGGATGGAAACTGCTACTCAAGAACAAAAGAAAAGATACCTAGAATTTCGTATTGATTTTTTAAGAGAAGAACTTGATGAAACTGAAACAGCACTTATTAATATGGATGCTGAAGAAATAGTTGATGGTCTTATTGATCTTTGTGTAGTAGCAATTGGTACTCTTGATGCGTTTGGAGTTGATCCTCATGTTGCTTGGAACGAAGTTCTTAAAGCTAATATGAACAAACATCCAGGCGTAAAACCCGAAAGACCTAATCCACTTGGATTACCAGACTTAATCAAACCAGACAATTGGGAGGCGCCAAATCACAACGGAAATCATGGTAAGCTTAACGATATTTGATAATATATACGACAATAAAACAAATAAACGTATGGATTATAACAGCTTCGACGAGTTCGAGGCTATTCTCTATAAGTTATCTGAGTCAGAAAAGTATCCTACAAAAAAAGATGCTCCTCTTTTAAGTCCAGCCATCTATCAACCAGATACTACTCGTGCAAACGATAATGTTACAGGCTGGGGTGGGTTTGGTATTCTCGATATTGATGATTACCAAGGAGACTTAAAAGATATTGAATCTAAATATGACAAATATAGATATGTTTGTTATTCAACAGCATCATCTACAGTTGAAAATCCTAAGTTTCGTTTAGTGTTTCCATTAACACAACATATCGATAAAGATGATATTAAGCATTTTTGGTATGCTTTAAACAAAGAGATTGGCGATATCGCTGATGCTCAAACCAAAGATTTAAGCAGAATGTATTATGTTCCTGCTAAATACAAAAACAGTTTTAACTTTATATTTTCTCATAATGGAGATATTATGAATCCATCTGACCTAATGGAAAAGTATCCTTATGTCAAACCTAATCAAACCATGTTCGATCGTTTTCCTGAAGCAATCCAAAAGGCTTTACTTGAAAGAAAAAGAAATGAACTTAACAATACCAATTTTAGTTGGACATCATATCGCGATTGTCCATTCGTAAACAAAAAACAAATAGATGAATACAAAACTATTAGTGATACTGGTTGGTACGCAAAGATGTATCAGATCATGCTAACAACTGCAGGTAACGCTATGAGTAAAGGATATCCTATTACTCCTAAAGAAA